GCAAGCGTTTCTGACCACAATCCTGATCCAAAAGCTAACAATGTCGTCAGAGCCGTTGATATCGACGCAGATTTGTCTGGAACAAGCAAGCCGGACTTCGCCGGCTCTCTTGCAGATCAAGTACGAATCTGTGGACAGACTGATGGTCGAATCTCTTACGTCATCTTTAGAAGCCACATCGCGTCGTCTATCCAGAATTGGGTTTGGCGTCCTTATGTGGGGGTTGATAACCACAACTCTCATCTCCATATCAGCTTTACTCCAAAGGGCGACAATGACGGTGCTCCGTTTAATATCCCACTAATCAAAGGAAACAAATGAACCTAAAGAACCCTTATGTAATGTCAGTTGGCGCGTTCTTGGCAGTATGGGGAACAACCTCAAACTTTGCTCTTGATTACCGCGCAATCCTTGGTTCAATCGTCGCCGGCGTCTTTGGTTACGCCTCGCCTAAAAAGTGAGCGCGGCTGATTATGCTGCTTGGATTGTGGCTGTTATCGCTGTGCTTGGTGGTATGGCTTCATACACACAATTCATGATTAAGCATTACCTCAGCGAACTCAAGCCCAATTCAGGTTCATCTATAAAGGATCAGGTTTCTCGACTCGAAGCGCGTGTCGATACCATAATTGAAATGTTAGGTAAGTAACACTTATCTCATGGCAAGGAAACGTCCGGTCATCGACCTCGAGACTTACTCGGCTCTTGATGCGTATGCGATTGCGTTGAACGAATACTATAAATCGCTGCGCAAGGCTGGCTTCTCTGAGACTCATGCGTTTTGGCTTTTATCAGATCGTGAGGCTTTTCCAGATTGGATTATCCCTAACCTACCCAACCGGATTGACAACATTCCGTATGAGGACGACGAGGACTAAGTGAAGCGAATCGTAATTCTGAGCGACTTACAAGTTCCTTTCGAGGACGTACACGTTACTCAGAACATAGCAAGATTCCTACAGAAGTTTAAGCCAGACCAAACAGTTACCATTGGTGACGAGATTGACTTTCAGACTATATCCAAATGGTCAGAAGGTACGCCACAAGCTTATGAGCAATCCCTTGGGGCAGACCGAGACCGTTGCGTTGATCTCTTATGGGAATTGGGCGTAACCGATTGCATTAGGTCTAACCACACAGACCGGCTTTACAACATCATCATGAAGAAGATTCCGTCTTTCTTATCTTTGCCAGAGCTGCGTTTTGAGAAGTTCATGAAGTTTGATGAGCTTGGCATCACCTTTCACAAAAACCCTATGAACATCGCTCCTAATTGGATTGCAATCCACGGCGACCACACGCCTATTAAGCAATTAGGCGGTCTTTCAGCCCTCGAGGCAGCCCGTAGGCATGGCAAGAATGTAATTTCAGGACATACTCACAGAGCAGGGCGTAGCGCCTTCACAGAAGCTTCTGGCGGGCGTTTAGGGCGTGTTTTACATGGGGTTGAGGTAGGAAACCTTATGGACTTTAGACAAGCTTCATACACCAAGGGAACGGCTAATTGGCAGCAAGCGTTCTCCATCATGTATGTGCAGGGTAACAACGTCCAAGTGGACATTATCAACATTGAAAAGAACGGCACGTTCATTGTGCAGGGCAAGGTCTATGGAAGGGTTCGCTAGACCAGATTTCGGCGATGAGACGGTGGACGAAATCGTTATCGTTTCGTTATCAAAGTTTGGCTTCTGTCGCATACATCTGCTGTAATACTTCTGCCGTACACGAGATACGGGTACAGAAGGGCTCACATGAACATAGATCACGCTTTATTACTCATGGCAATCACAGCTGGATTTTTCGGCTTTTTGATTGGCTATGCAAAGGGACACGAACATGGCAAGATTGCTGGTCGTATCGCCTACCGCAAGTCACAGCGCACTCTCGAGCAGGTTGGTCGATGAACGCCCGTGACTACCTCAACCAAGCTCGAGCCATCATACAAGAACGAGGAAGTGATTACGGTCACCCTCAAGACAATATGCAGCGCACAGCCTCACTTTGGAGCGCATACCTCGAACTGCCAATTACTGACTATCAGGTGGCAATGTGTATGGCGTTGGTCAAGATTGCACGAAGCATGGAAACTGCAAAGACAGACACTTACATTGATCTCGTCGCGTACACGAGCCTAGCCGCGCAGCTGCACACAGAGGAGAACGAGCTTTATGTTTAATTTAGAAGATTACGAGACAGTTGAAGAACGCTTGGTTAAATTTTGGAAGGATTACCCAGATGGTCGCATTGACACTAAGTTGTTGGATTTCAATGGTGGACGCTATATCGTACAGGCTTACATTTATAGAACTTTTGCTGATAGCGCGCCTTGGTCTTCTGGGCTCGCGGAAGAAACAGTTGCGGGGCGTGGAGTTAATTCTACTTCGGCTCTTGAAAATTGTGAAACCAGCGCGATTGGTCGTGCGCTCGCATCGGCGGGTTATGCGACAAAAGGAAAAAGACCTAGCCGTGAAGAGATGGCGAAAGTTGCAAAGTCTCAAGCGGTAGCAGAGCAAGTTGCACAAGTTAAAAGTAAGATGGCAGAAACATCTACACAATATATTCCAGTAGCAAAGGAATCTGATCCATGGACAACCTGGGAAAGACCAGCACCTCAGACTATGGAAACAGCAGTCGAGACGGTCAAATCGATACTTGGAGCCACAACGGAGAAGGACGTACAGCGATGCGCTCATGGCGATATGGTCTGGAAGACTGGAACCTCGAAAGCTGGTAAGCCATGGGGTCATTGGCGTTGTATTGGCAAGATTCTAGGAGAAGCAGAACGCTGTGAACCAATCTGGTATGAGATTAAGCCAGATGGATCATGGGGAAAGCGAGATAACTAATGGGACACATACAGTTTCTTAATCAAGATGGCGAATGGGAATCATTTCCTAATGAAGAGCAAGAAGCCAATCTACGCGAGAACGCAAAGCTGCTAGAAGAATTGGGTTATGCCCTTATCTGTCAGCTGTGCAATAAGTTTCCTAATCGAACACAAATTCGCCAACGGTATTTGAAGCATGAGTGGACTTGCGAAGCTTGTGGCACTATAAATTCTGCTGGCAAGGCATAACCTAATCTATGTCCCAGAGCAGGAAACACCGAGGCTATCGCACCGAGCGAGTAATCGAATCCTATTTATCTCAATGGTGGGAGAACGCTAGCGTCGGAAGAGGGGCTGGCAAAGATATTCACAATGTGCCTTTCGATTGTGAAATCAAAGCTCGAACAGAGTTCCAACCTCTCGCGTGGTTGAAACAAGTTACCAAGAGAGCGTCAGTTCCCAATGAGCTGCCGTTTGTGGTGTGCCGTATGAATGGTCAGGGTGAAGATGCTGCCGAGTATCTTGCCTTTATGCGGTTTGGTGACTTGGTTCAACTATTGCTCAAAGCAGGTTACGGGGATATTCAGACAGATTCGGTACAATTAGAGCCTGAAAGATGCGCAATGTGCGGATCATGGAAGTTGGAGCATGCACCGTGTCAAACGTGCCAAAAGGTAACCAAAGGTAACTATGCCGATTTATGAGTTCGAGTGTGACAACGAGTTATGCGAGGCAAACGCCCGATATGACAAGGAGTTAAAAATAAATGAACCACATGACGTCGATTGCCCGTTTTGCGGTAGCACTATGCGCAAGATTTACAGTTCAGTTCCGGCACATTTTAAGGGCTCAGGATTTTACACAACAGATTCTAAATAAGACACGCGGTCTGACCAGCACTTTTAGTTATGTATTTGACACCGCTGGTACACTCTGGGCTAGAGCCCTTCAGGGGCTCAGAGCAAGCCGCTTGCGACTAGCTTGCTCGGTAGCACTCGTTATTGGGATATCTCTATGCTTACCTATGGGTAGCGCAAGTAGTGGCTCAATAGATGCCATAAACCCAAAGACTTATATCCGATTATCTATGAATCATAAACAAGCTTCATGCTTACTTACGTTATATGGCAAAGAATCAGCATTTAATCCAAGAGCAATAGGTAACCTTAAAGGTACTTATCATGTTTACGGAATACCTCAATTAAAGAACCCACTCATATATGAGAAGTCACCTATAGAACAGGTACGCTATGGTATTAAGTACATACATCATAGGTACAATGGTGATACGTGTATGGCATTACATCATTGGAAGATATGGGGTTGGCATTGAGTAGCAAACGCGGCGATCCTCGATTGAGTAGGGACTATAAGCGTGTGCGATTGCAGGTGTTGGCACGTGATGGTTATATATGCGTATATTGTGGACAAGATGGGACTACAGTCGATCACATCATACCAATTCACAAAGGCGGTGATCCTGTAAATATGGATAATCTTGTGTGTGCATGCCGTAGATGCAACAGCTCTAAAGGTTCGCGCTCAGAAGGGGTTTTTTTGCAGCGGCAAAGTACCCCACCTGTCTTTATCGACAATATCTCTCCAACACGCTCAGTCATGGCGGAAGACACACCCTTTACAGCCAGACCGATAGGTATTTGAGCCTAGTCATGGCGGCGCGTAAACAGAAGCTTCGAGGGGCAACTAAACCACGGTTATCCAGCCCTGCGCTCAAGGGCGAATCTAAATTGCAGGACGTCAAAGACTTATGTGAGATTATTCAGATGCCTTTATTGCCATGGCAAGAGTATGTCTTGCGCGATATGTTGGTGGTAAACAAGGCTGGCGATTGGGTTCGTAAAACTAACTTGCTTCTCATTGCTCGCCAAAATGGAAAGACCCACTTAGCGCGTATGTTGATCCTTGCGCACTTATTAAAGTGGGATTCCAAGAACATTCTTATCATGTCCTCTAACAGAGCCATGGCACTCGACACATTCAGACAAGTAGCGCAGGTATTGGAGAGTAATGACCATCTCAAAGGGTTCGTCAAGCAAATCAGGTACGCCAACGGAACTGAGTCTATTGAAATGCTGGACGGAAGAAGGCTGGACGTTGTTGCGGCAACTCGAGACGGCTCTCGCGGAAGAACTGCGGATTTCCTATTCATCGACGAGCTTAGAGAAATTAACGAAGAAGGATATCGAGCTGCAATCCCTACAACTCGAGCGCGTCCAAATTCTCAGACGCTTCTTACCTCTAATGCAGGAGACGCTTTCTCGACAGTCTTAAATGGCATGAGAGAACGGGCTTTGGAACACCCACCTAAGACCTTTGGTTTCTACGAATACTCAGCACCGCAGTATTGCAAGATTACAGACCGAGCCGGCTGGGCTCAAGCCAATCCGGCACTCGGATATACCATTACGGAGGACACACTTGAAGAAGCAGTCGCCACATCTCCTATCGAAAATACCCGTACGGAACTTCTATGCCAATGGATTGACTCCCTTAGCTCTCCTTGGACTCATGGTTCTATTGAGGCGTGTTCTGATAGCACTCTCGAGATTCCAGTCGGCGGTTACACCGTTTTCGGTTTCGACGTCAATCCGAGTCGCCGTAATGCGAGCCTCGTTGCTGGTCAGATACTCCCAGATGGTCGAATTGGCGTTGGAATACTCCAAACTTGGGACTCGCAAGTCTCGGTAGATGATCTAAAAATTGCAGTCGAGATAAAGGCGTGGGCTGACCAATACAAGCCTCGCCAAATTTGCTATGACAAGTATGCAACTCAGACTATTGCAGAACGCCTTGCCAATAGTGGTTGTGTCGTCCAAGATATATCCGGTCAGCAGTTCTATCAAGCTTGTACGGATCTAAAAGACTCAATGGATAACCTGCGTCTAATTCATAAGGGTCAAGAAAACTGGATTCAACAGATGAATAACTGTGCAGCTAAGACCAACGATTCATCATGGCGTATCGTGAAGCGTAAATCGGCTGGTGACATATCTGGCGCTATTGCAACGGCTATGGTTGTGTCGATGCTAATGAAACCGCAACAGGTAGCGGCTATATACGCTGGATAATCTATATGTAGTGTATAATTGCACTCTATGGCACTCTTTGGGCGAAATAAGAAACAATTAACAGCGCAGGTCAATCCAGCTGTCTATGACGCGCCATTCGGTTCATCTTATGCAATGGGTATGGGTGGCTGGAACAACTGGGCTTCTCCAATCGACCGCCAATCTGCGGTTTCTGTCCCAGCCGTCAATCAATGCCTCAATCTTATCAAAGGCACTATTGCAACAATTCCTTTGGAAATGTATTCATTAAATACTGGCGAAGAATTAGCTATGCCAGTTTGGGTACGTCAGCCAGATTCACGCGCTCCACGATCTGTAACGATTGCGTGGACTGTCGATTCTCTTATTATGTTCGGTCAGGCTTTCTGGCGCGTTACCTCAGTTTATGCAGACGATAATCGCCCTGCATCTTTCGAGTGGATTCAGAATAACCGCGTTACTACTAAACTTGACACATTAACTCAAGAAGTTGAATATTACATGGTCAATGGAACTAAAGTTCCAGATTCAGGCGTTGGATCACTCGTTACATTCCAAGCATTAGACCAAGGCGTTTTGGTTCGCTCCCAGCGACTTATCAATTCTGCAATTCAGGCTGAAGAAGCTGCTAATGTCGGTATTTCTTCTCCGCAGCCAACTGGATACCTTAAGAACTCAGGAGCAGACCTTCCAGACGGACAGATTCAAGGACTTCTTAATACTTGGAAGCAAGCCCGCAAGAATCGTTCAACTGCTTACCTAACTTCTACCCTTGAGTACGTTCCAACGTCATATTCTCCAATGGAAATGACTTACAACGATTCTATCGAAGAATTAGCAGCTCAGATTGCTCGCGCATTTAATATCCCGGCACACATGATTAACGCAGAGCATAATCGCTCATCTACTTATCAGAACGTACTTGATTCACGCAAAGAGTTCTTTGCTTATTCTTTAGCTCCATATATCTGTGCCATCGAAGACCGCTTGTCTCTCGATGACCTTACTCCTCGCGGTCAGGTTGTGCGATTCGCCGTAGATGAAACTTTCCTACGAGCCAACCCTCAAGACCGCCTTGCTGTGACAGAGAAGCTTCTATCACTTCAGCTCATATCTTTAGATCAAGCCAAAGAAATGGAAGGACTTGCGCCAGACGGCTCAGAATCTTCCTACACAACTAATGCCCCTAGCGGAGCAGAAACGGAGTCAGTACCAGATGCTACTGAACTTTAGTTCCCAGATGATTACAGCGGCAGATGGAGAACGCCGCATTATCGCAGGTCAGATTGTGCCTTTTGGCGCAGTCGGTAACACTTCTGCTGGTAAGACAATTTTCGAGCGCGGCTCAATCCAGATTCCCGCACCTTCCAAGATTAAGTTACTTGCACAGCACAACACCAATGATCCTATTGGTCGCGCTAAGTCTTTCAATGAAACTGCTTCAGGCATCGATGGCGTATTCAAGTTAAGCGCAGCAAGCAAAGCAACAGATTACTTGCTCATGGCGTCTGAAGGACTTATCGACGGACTTTCTGTCGGTGTTGAAGTTCTAGCATCAAAGGAAATGAAAGACGGCACATTGGTTGTCACATCAGCAATTCTCAAGGAAGTTTCACTCGTTGAATCTCCTGCATTTACCGAGGCTCGCGTCCTCGAAGTCGCTGCTTCAGAAGAAGTGGTCGAAGAAGAAGTTTCTGCACCTATTGAAGTTGCAGATGAAACCCAACCAACAGAAAGTGAGGCAGCTGTGTCAGAAGATACAACTCCCGCAACAACTGAGGCAGCAGCAACAGCAGAAGCCTCACGCCCAGTCATTAAGGCAGCAACTCCTTATGGCGAAGGTGTGACTCGTGTTCGTCACGGAATCACATCTATGGGTCGCTACACAGAGCACAAAATCAAGGCAGCACTTGGCGACAACGTTTCACGCGAGTGGGTTGCTGCATCAGAAGACCGCAGCCTCATCGCAACAGATGGAACAATGTCATCTAACCCAGCGTTCAACCCAATCCAGTACCTCTCAAACTTTGTGTCTAACACAAACTTTGGTCGTCCAACAATCGACGCTGTAACTCGACAGGCTGCACCCGCTTCAGGTATGCAAATCAACATTCCTGCATTGGTAACATCAGCAGGCGGCGGTTCTGATACTGCTCCAACGGTTGCTTCTAACGCAATCGACGGAACAGCACCTTCAGATACAGCAATGACTTCTGCATACGAGACAGTAACTTTGGCTCGCTACGCAGGACAGCAGACTGTGGACTTGGCTCTTCTTGAGCGTTCAG